CTCCTGCTGGACCTGTTGCTCCAAATCTAGAACTAGATAAATTTGTACTAATATCTAAAATATTTCCAAATCCATCATAAAAATTCCCATCAACAATTTGTACTAATTTTCCATATCCATCAGTATTTAAATTCCATATTTTATTTTTTTTATCCTGAGCCATCTGTTCTATATATTAAAATATCTTTTTTTATTATAAAAAATAATATATAGAATATGAAATATCTGAAAAAATTTAATGAAGAATTAAGTCCAATGACTTATAAAAGGGCGGCTGCAAAAATTTTATCAAAAAATAAAAACAATCCAGCTTTAAAAAAAAGACACAAAGCATTAATTGATCATGGTGAAGATATAAGATATAAAAGTAGTTTAATAGAATGGAAAAATAAAATAGAAAATTTTTCTAAATATGGATTAATTAACGTTATATCAGAATGTGAATCCGATACTATTCAAGAAAATTTTTATTTTGATTTATGTTTTGAAAAAGAATGTATGATTGATTCGCATACAGGAACAGAAAAAGAAATTGATTTTCCATTTTTTATTGGATTAATACCATCGAATCAGGATGTTTTAGATAAATGTTTAGAAATATTTCCAGAACCAGATTTTTCTAATGGATTTTTCTGGGGATTTTGCCTAAATATAGAATTAAAAGTGGTAGGTGATGAATATATTTTTAATGGAGTTACTCTAGATCCGTATGATGAGGGTTTAACTGGTAATACATATTTATCAAATAGAAGATCTGCTTTAAATTTGAAAAATGCTTTAGTAGAAGTATTTTCTAAAAAATATCCAAGTGATTATAAAAATCATGAATATACTAAGCAAGCTATAGAAGAAACAATTGATAAATTAAATATATCATATGAATCACTTGATGTTATATTAGATGGTTTAGAAAATTTTGATTGGAATAAATTATTATGATAAAAATAGTTCAAAATCAAGAAGAAGAAATAAAAGACATTCAAATTTCTGAATATGAAAAAGAAATGTTATTAGCTAAATATAATTTTAGACCAACACCTATACAACCATCAGATAATTTATCCTTTGAAGAGATGTTACAAATTGAAGAGAATAAAAAACTTGAATTAAAAAGAAAACAAAATGGTCCTCAACCAATTACATTTGGTGGTGAATTTAATTCAAATACAAAATATGATACTGATAATGATTTAGGATTTTCCTATAAAATAAATATTGTAAGTAATATGAAATTAGATTAAATCTTTTAATTTATCTATTCTTTGAAATTTTTTAATTCTTGATTCAACTTCTTTAAATAAAGAAGTTGAATCACATTTAAATTTAAATAATTCTTTATCATAGTTAAAAATAAGAAACTTTTTCTTTTGAAAAACTTTATAGAAATGTATATTTTTATGTAACATCTCTTGAAATGGATAAAATCCCATATGCATCTTACCATCATCAAAAATTGGATAATAATTATTTATATCTGAATTTAAAGATATGCCATTGTGAGAAAATATTTATATTTAAGTTTATCATTCATTAAATAATATTTTTTAATATTTTTTTTCTTTTATACTTTTTGATAAAATTTGAAACTTTATTTATCAACTCATCTTGAGTAGAATCAAATTCATGGATTTTTTATCAAAATTTAAAAAAAGGAATCTTCTTCTTTCATAAATAGAAAATGATAATTCATAATTAAAGTTTCTAAATTTAAGGAGTTCTACATATAGTTCTGGATTTGAAAATAGATCTGCTTTTAGAATACTACTATCAAATAGCATATTGAATTTACTTAATTTTAAATAAAAATTATCCATTATAATTCGTTTTTAAGTACTCTTATAATTTCAACATCATCACTAAAAGGTTCAGGATATCCTGGTATGTAAAATGCATCTTCTTGACTTCATCATCTGACATTGAGAATAATGATGCTATTTGTTCATGTGATTCACCATGGGCATTATAAGTTCACCATTTACAATTTGAAATATTCTTTTAAGACAATTTGAATATCTTACTTTGAGATAGTATTTAGATTTTGGCATTATTTTAATAAATTATAAAGTGATAAATCTCTTTTTTCTTTTTTAGTTAAATTGATTTTAAAATTTCTTAATATATCCAATTCACTAATATAGAAAATTTCTCCTTGTATGTATCTATTATCAAAAATTTTTCTTGTCTGTAAAACATAGAATTTTGGTGTGGAATTTCTCACTTCAATAACTTCAAAATCTGATAAAGCTTTAAATGATTTAAAGTCCTTATTAGAAACTAAACACACCCTTTTTTTATGTTTGATAACTTCATATTATTATACAAAGATAATGAAATTATTTTATATTTTCCCAATCTACTATTTTCTTAGTGTCGGGGTCAATTAAATAGTACATATTATTAATATTTCTATATTTAGAAAGTAATATAGATAATTTTGAGAATTGAGCATTACTTTGTCCTATTATATAATTACAATCAGATAATAATTTTATAGTTTTAATTCCTGTTAAAGCTTCTTGTTTAGAAAAGTTATGATTACTTCTAACTAAATCTAGATTAGATTGTTCTTTCTTACCATATCTGTTTTCATCATAATCCCATATGATTTCAAAATCTTTCAAATCTCTTTTAAAGTCATTTACTAAATTAGAATCGTCTGATGTTAAATATATTTTATTTATTCCTGTTTTATTTTTAATATCGGATATAATATAGTAATAGATTTCATTTTCAATGTAGGGACAATCTACGATTTTATCACCTCTTCTTACATGAACCCCAATCATACTATTATCAATGTCTAAATTATTTTTCTTATTTAGATAGAAATCTTCATACTCGCTTTTTAATTTTAATCTAGATAATAAAAATCCATGATAGTATCTGAAATCAATACCTTTATAAGGACTAGAATATTGTAATTGGTTTCTTAATGGAGAATTCCAATAATTCATAAAATCGAAATAACAAAATTTATCATTTTGGTTTTCAAGATTATTTATATCTAAAGGTTTGAAATGATTATTCTGAATATCTGATAGATACCATTTAGAAATATCTATAAAAGGGTTGTCATATACATCACCACTATTTCTAAATATAACACAACGATTGGATAGGAATCCTAAATGAAGTCCTAATCTTCTTCTGTCTATCATTGCTCCAAATCCACCAAATTCAATATCTACTACTAAAAATTTAGTGGATTCAAAATTACCATTTTGTAAATTATTGAATTTATTTTCCATATTTATATATTATTAAATTATCATCCACTTCAAATAGATTTAATTGTCCTTTGACATCAAATGGGACAATAGGTCGGATGTCTTTTAAGAACCATGAATATGCTTCATACCAATCACAACAGGCTCTTTTCATATCTGATTTCAACATTGGCTTACAATCGTAAATATTAGCAACACATATTGCTTTTCCGTATGGATCTATTTTGGGGTATTTTGATGAGCATATTAATATATCACCTCGATAATTTGTTTTCCATGTTCTTGTTTCAATTGTTTTTTCTCCTGATGCTATTAAATTTGCCCAAGGTTGTCTAAGTGATAATGCCTTCATATTTCTATTTTACTTTAAAAAATAATATTGTTTTAATATATACAATAATTGAATAATGAAATATTTAAAACATATAAACGAATTATATACTAATGATAATATTAACTTATCTGAAAGAGATGTAACAAATATTTCTAATTCTTTAAGAAAAAATTATCCGTCATATGTTAAACATGGTTTAAATGATATAAATATAACAACTTTTGATTTTCATAAAATAGTTGATAGTTATTCTAAAATAAGATCAAATCCTGATAATATAGAAAAACTTAAAGAATTAGAAAATATAATTGAAGGTGATACTTTAATTATAGATGGAATTTTAACTCCTGTATTAGAAGAATTAGAAATAAAGGAATATTTAATATATCCTATATTTGATTTTAACTTAAAATTAAGAGGATATAAATTATTGATTTGTATAGATGATACTTACACCTATATTAAAAGTTTTTTTAAAGAAAATTTAAGAGAAATAAAAAGTTTATTATATGATTTTAGTGTTGAATTTGATAATACTTTAACTGATAAAGATATTAAAAAATTCTTTTATCCAAAGAAGGATAGTAAGAAATATGAACGGGTTTTAATACCATTTACATTCTATAAAAGACCCATATAGGTCTATAAACCTATCATCTGCATGGGGGAGATTAGGGAAAAGAGTCTTATTTATATATAGTGAAATATAAATAAAATTTTAATTACTATTATATGGCATCTTATAATCCATCAAATCAAACAGATTTTCAATATAACCAAACTAATATTCAAAACAAAGGCCTTTTTTCTAGAATGTTGAGAAGCATTCAAAACTGGGGTCAAAATTATGACGACATGGTTATTCGTAATCAATATTCTGTAGGTATTAATGAAGATCCAATGATGACTAATAGCGGATTATACGATTTATTTTCACAAAGATCAGTAGCAAATGTTTTAGGCAAAAAATCAATTCCTTATTTAGATAAGGGATATGCTGATAAGAAAAGAATATTAAGAGAATATTCAGTTAAAGATGAAATTAGAGATTTCGTATCAACAATATCAGATGAGTCAATTGTTTATGATGATAGTGGAAAGGACTTTTGTCATCCAAGTCCATTATCTAGTGATTATCCACAGGATGTTGTTGATAAATATCAAGAATATTTTGAAAAAATTTATAATAAATATGGATTTTCCGATTCTATATCCGCATGGAACTTAATGAGGGATTTTTTAATTGATGGATTCATATGTATGGAAATTGTTTATGATGATAAAAGTAAAAACATTATTGGATTTGCAAGAATGAAACCTGAAACAGTTGTACCTGCTTTTGAGCCAGGTATTGGAAATATTTGGATTCAATATCCAGAAGATCCACAAAATAGAAGAATATTTTTAGACTCACAAATAATATACATATCATATTCAATTCAAAATGATTATACCGAAATATCATATGTTGAGGGTTTGATAAAACCATATAATCAATTAAAGATTCTTGAGCAAACAAGAATTATGTATAATATTGTAAATGCGATGGTATATCAGAAATTTACAATTCCAACTAAAGGTTTGTCAAGACAAAGAGCTGAAGAACAAATAGGACAATTAATACATGACTATTCAGAAGAAGTAGAATGGGATGATACATTAGGAACAGTTACATTAAATGGTAGTAAACATCTTCCTTTAAATAAACAAATATGGTTTCCTGATGGAGATGCTGGAACACCTAATATGGAATTAGTTGCACCACAAGGAGCTAACTTAAATGAAAATGACATGTTAACATGGTTCTATAATATTTTAAAAAGAGCATCTAAAATGCCTTTTTCAAGATTTGAAAGAGAAAATGGTGGAGGAAATGTATTTTCTGATGCTGCTGAAATGACTAGAGATGAGGTTAAGTTTTCAAATTTCATTAATAGATTGAGAACCAATTTTAAAGAATTGATAGTTAAGCCTTTGAAAATTCAAATGTTATTAGAATTTCCTGAATTAAAAGAAGATGAAGTATTTATAAATCAAGTAGATATTTTATTTAACAGTAATCAATTATTTGAAGAATGGAAAAAGATTTCTAATCTTCAAAAAAGAGCAGATGCTTTATCATCACTAACTCAAATTATGAATGGTGAACAACCATATTTCCATATTGAATATTTAATGGATCATGTATTTAAATTAACACCAGAAGAAAAGGAAGAAAATGCTAAATATTGGTTAAAAGAAAAAATGAATGATGGTCAAGGAGGTGCTGGTGGTGACATCAATGCTAATGGAGATGGCGGAATGGGAGGTGGAGACTTCGGATCTGATATGGGAGCACAATCGCCTTCTCCAAATATGGATTCAGGAATGAGTGGAGCAGGTGGAGTAGGAAACGAACCACCAACAGATAATCCTGATACAGGAGCTGCTGGAGGAGCAGGAGGTGACACTGGATCAGAATTTGAATTTTAATTTCAGATATTTAGTAAGAGATATAGAAATATAATGAGTTCTCGACTGTCATTTCTGATACTTTTAAGTCTACATTACATTCTATTAAATTGGTGGTGTAATTGATGGATCTAAAAAGATGATAGTTTATCAATGTTTTGACCACGGAGTTATTCATCAAAGATATGATGTTCATATTAAAAATTTAAAATGTTCTAAATGTCCAAGATTATCAAGAAGAAAATTTGATTTTAATTATATAAACTCTTTAATTAAAAAGAAAGAATATGATTATGAATATTATTTAGAAGAAAATAAAATATATAAAATAACAGATAAAATTGATATTAAGTGTAACGTACATGGTATTTTTAATCAAAAAATTCATAACCATTTTAGCTTAAATCAAAACTGTCCAAAATGTGCAATAAGAAAACAAAATAAATTAAGTGAAAATATTATTAAAGAACTTGATAAGAAGAATTTGAAGATTGTGAATTATAATGGATGTAGAAATAAAGCCAAATTTTTTTGTGAAAAACATGGATGTTATGATAGCTTTATATATCTTATTTTAAAATCAAAAACAGGATGTCCAAAATGCACCAAAGATAATTTTCTAATATATCAAAAAGAAAAATTTATAAATGAATCAAAATTAGTATGGAATAATATTTTAAATATTGATTATACCACTTTGGAGTATAATGGATCTAAAAGAAAATTTAAAGTAAACTCAGATATAGGTGTTATATCACAGATACCTCAAAATCATATAAATGGATTTATACCTAGTTCTTCAACAGGTGAAGTTATTTTAGAAGTTATTTTAAAAAAAAATAATATCTCTTATGAAAAGCAGAAGATATTTAATGGGTGTATAAACAAACGAAAATTAAGATTTGATTTTTTTCTAACAGAGAAAAAAATATGTATAGAATATAATGGTGCTCAACATTACGGTCCTATTAAAAAATTTGGTGGTCAGAAAAGATATGAACAACAATTAAAAAATGATAAAATAAAAGAGCAATATTGCTATGATAATAATATTACTCTAATAGTAATATCATATAAGGATTCAATATTACAAAAATTAAACAATTTATTATGCTAAATTCCAAACCAAATAACAAAAATTATACACAAGGATTGTATATTCCTAAATATAAAGAAAAGGTTCTTAAACTTAATAATCAAGGAGGTATTTATTTTAGATCATCATGGGAAAAAAAATTTATGATATATTTAGATCATAATTCTAATGTGAAAAGTTGGTCATCAGAAGGATTAAAAATTCCTTATCAGTTGATTCATAATGAAAATGGCATACCATCTATTAAAAATCATACATATTACCCAGATTTTTGTTATACAATTTTATTAAAAAATGGTGATGTTAAAACTGTAATTGCTGAAATTAAACCACAAAAAGAATATAAAAATGTATTAGATATTAAAAATGGAACACTTAATATACCTGAAAATGCATCTGTTAAAAAATTAAAAAATTTAGAATATGATATTAAAACAGCGAGACGTAATTCAGAAAAATGGGAGACTATGATAGAATGGTGTAATAAAAAAGGATATTCTTTTATTGTAATAACCGAAGAACATCTTAAAAGAATTAATTGCTAAATTGTTTTATATATATATATATATATTAATTATTTATTTTTTCAATAACTTCATTCATTAAATTATTCATTTGAAGCTTTGCATTTTTGTCTGTTAATTCAGAACTAATTGCGGAACGAGGAAAAGCTACTAAATCAGAAATATAAGTTTTAGCAATTTGAATTTCAAAATCTTCAATTGCTTCAACCATTTCAGAAATTAGTGTAGTGTTTTGCTTAACCATATTAAGCACAATAAGAGCTTTTTTACCGCACTTCGCCCCTTTAATAATGTTTACGGTATCTTCAATGGCTAATAAGTCATAAACGCCCGTTTTTGTAGGGATAATTATAATATTTGCTAATTTGCTTAATTCGGGAAGTTTTTCATTGAGATATGGGGGAGTATCAACTAAAACAAAATCAAAATCTAATTTTTTGATATTAGAAAGTTCTTCAGATGAGAAAACAGGAATATCTAAACCCGAACGAGAGCGGAACAAAGAACCCTGCAAATCCAAATCAATAATAGCAACTTTAAAATTATTTTTTAAAGCTAAAGCTAGATTAAAGGTTAGTGTTGATTTACCAACGCCACCCTTTTGATGAGCAGTAAGAATAATTTTCGGCATATTTCCGTATATATATATTTACAAATATATTAATTATTCTTTTACTTGCAATATTCCTTTCTTCTGATAAACCCCAACAAGATATGCAATTGATTTATTAACCGATAATTTACGGCTTCTTACTTTCTCGTTAAGTTCTGTAATCATAATATCAAAATCCTTTTCTTTTTCTTTAATAGCAATAATTTCCGCTTGTTCATTGGTAAATCCATAAGCCATTAATTTAGATTTGAATTTTTGAATATCTACAGGTTTTGCAAAATCTATTTCTAATTGTTTAAATTTTTGTGAATTAATGTGTAGCGTTATCCAATAAAACTCTCTTCCTCTTTTTTTCAACTCATAATCCAATTCAATATCGGTGTTCTCAGAAATTTGAGTTCTGGCAATATCAAGAACAAATTTCTTAAAATCGGAAATTCTTTCAAATTGTTCATTTCCATTTTTATCAATCAATCCAAGCATTTTTTTGAGTTCTACAATCTCAAATCTTTTACTTCCAACACTACGCCATTGGCAAGCAATTGAATAAAGCCTTTTAGCATATTTTGAGGAACAATTTAGAACAGATTTTAATTGTAATGCTGTAAAGTTATTTTTCAAGTCAAAAAAATAAGGTGTTGCTTCATCATTGAGTTTTACAGTAAAGCTTCCTGTTCCCTTCATATATTTAACTTTTGAAAATAGCCAAATTTGTTCTAAACTTTCTGGTGTGTCAATCTCAAACATTCTAGAGCCAATACTTTCGGTTGCTTCGCGAAGTTGTTTTAAATTCCATTTTCTTCCTGTAATAGTTTCTATATCTTGAATGTGAATAGTGTACTCCAATTTTCCTGTTTCTAGCCCAGAAAGTACCATAAAAAGAATATCAAGCATACAAGCCGAATAATCATAACGCCCCGAAGTGATAACATTGTGCTGATAGATTAATTTGTTTTCTTTGTTTACATCTATTAGTTCCATAATATAAAATTTTAAGAATTAAAGTGATACAAATGTATAAAATAAAAACGAACAAACAAAAAGAACTGTAATTTATTATAATAATGATGAAACTTATAAAAGGTTCGTTTTAGCTTATAAAA